TGTTTGCTATTCAAAAAGACCACACTTTCTTTTGTGTCAATCTGTCACGCTCAACAACGTCTGCCCATGGTCCTGTATGCAACTTGTCTGAGCACGTCTTTGTGTAATGACATGGACGGCACAGTCCTTGAAGGTTGGATCTGATGAAGTACCCGGCCCATCTGTCCAGGAAGCGTCCACTGAGCTGTGCTTGCATGACTGCAATCTCAGCCGGGATGATGTGGTCACATATCTCACTCAATGCCCTGTTGCACATCGCACACATTGGGTGCTTCCGTAACACAAGAAGACGTAATGATTGCCACCGTCTTGACTTGCGCAGTGTATCGAGTTGCGCAGTATATCCGGTTGATTGTTGTTGTTGTGTGTTGTCAACCACAACAACGGGCTTGCATTCATCGCAGAATCGCACATCATTTGCAACAACACGCAAGCAACCTGCACCACTACAAATGCGCATTACAGCCAACCAAACAACAGATTGACAATGGCGTCAATGAGTTTTGCACAGAGCAGCACAAACGCTGCAAAGCCAATCACTATGGCCGCATCAGCAAGCAAAAGCGAAAAGAAGAGACGCTTCATTCACCGACCACCAATCAGCAAGCCACGTATTTCACTCAACGCTCTGTGAATCGCGGGCATATGCCGCTCCACGATTGACTTCAGGCTCTCTTCAGCTTTGTCAACACGCATCTCCAGCCGTTGCACGTATCGGCCAACCCAAAACGCAGCTAAAACAACCACGGGCCATGCCAAGTTGATTGCAAACGCTTGAAGCCAACCAAGAGGCATTGGAGATGTGTGCTCTGTTTGCATCACTGACCTCTGTTTTTATCGTCTCTGTTTTGCAGAAACGTTGTGAACTTGTTCGCGCCATACAAGGCGGTCACAAACATGGCAAGGCCGCCCATCTCGGGAAGCGTGTTATTGTGACGGACAAGAGCCGTGACCCAACCGCACGCAAAACCCAAAAGCACCGCCGTGCCAACTCGGGCAAAGCTTGGCGTACCGTCTGTCTCACAAAAAACCCATGCCCAAAAAGGCCGCTTGATTGGTGTGTCCATCTTTCCTCCAAAATGAAACGGGGACAGCAGCCGGTTAGCTGCCATCCCCTATTGCGGACTCTCCCCGTGTGTACGCTCAGTTTCTAGCGTCAACGTCCGCTGTCAAATCCGTATTTCGCTTTCATCTCCCACTTGGCTGCCGTCTTATGGACTGCCCGGGACTTCGCGGCTGTGCCCTTGGACTCAGCGGCCATGAAAGCGACAATGCCGCTGTCTAAGGTCGCGTGGCACCAATGACTCTGTTGCGTTAATCCTGCAATCAAGCAAGCCCGGCACTTTGGGCAATGTTTATGGCTGACCGTAAACTTCTCTGTGGTCACTCTTCATCGTTTCCCGTCTCTCCCCGGTCAACGAACGCCAACGCATACCGTTTCTCTGCTTCGTGTGCAAAGAAGTCAAGGTCTACGATGTCTTGTCCGTATATTATTTCCCCCGAACCTACACACAGGGCCCGGTCCATCGTCAGATGCATGGCTTTCAGCCGAACGTCCCAGCATCTTGGGCAAGTCCGTACAAAAAGTCTGCTCTTTCCCTTACATATATGTAGTTTTGAGGCTGATGTCTTTCTTGGCATTGAAGTTAAGTCCATTCCGGGATGTTCGCCTTGCGGCATCCATCAACACAGCCGAAGTAATGGATGAATAAAATGAATTCATTACGGCGGTAGTGGAGACGGTAGATATATGTTGTCCTCCGCCGTGCGTTTGTTATACGGCGGCGGAGGTGGAGGCAACCGAAACAAAGGACTTAGCTTTCTGTGTGTTTTGAGCCTTTTCCAAGCAGTTTGCCCCGGTGTTGGCTAATCCAAGACTTCTTCCGCGAGATGCCATGCTCAGCAAACAGAGCCTCATACTGTGGCAGCGTCATCTCGGGGTTTGCCTGTATCAAAGCATCACCGGCAGCGTCCATGCCGTCTGCGTTAGCCTTGAATCCGCCTTGCTTTACGTTGAGCACCGCTTTGACACCGGCCTCACCAACCTTGGTCATTAAGCACGTCTCTTCGTTGCAATCAGCCTCAAACGCTTCAAGCCCCTTATAGTCCCGGCTCTTCACGTGGCTGATGTAACTCGTGGCTGTGTACTCCGTCAAGCCGTCTGCCAGATTCAACCGCGTGCCATGCGCATCCGTGATGGCGGCACCAAGCTCACCCGAGCCACGCATACAGTTTTCAAGGGTCAGCTCAAACGCCCCCTTTGTGGCCTTTGGGCTGTGATAAAGCGCCACGATTGCCCCACGCGGTCCTTGCCGCTTCTGAGTACGAAACAGCGTCTTGCTGAAGTCTTTCACCGCCGTTGCGCTATTCTCTTCACCCTTCATGAAGCGGATGGCTGTATCAACAATCAAGACGCTGCCTTCAATTGCATCGTCCGGGATGTCATCAAGGTCAATATCTTCAAGGTTCATTGTCCTGATAAACAGCGTCTCCCCAAGGTAGTCCGTCAGCCCAATCCGTTTGACCCTGTTGCTCATTGATATGAGGCCCATTTCAGGACACAGGTAAAGCACGCGGCTTGGTTGCGCCAACACCTCCAAACAACCAAACAACGGCTTCCCCGTGATGAGCGAGTGAGCCATATTCAACGCAATCAGGCTCTTTCTCTGTGCCACTGGAGCTGCAATCGCACAGATGGACTCATGAGATAAAAATTGGTCAATCAGGAATGACGGCGGAGCGCACTCCACAACATCCTTCTTGCTGTGGAACATCGTGCGCCAATCAGCCGTGGGCTTTTTCTGAGCGGGCAGTCCCGTCCCAATGACAACTATGGGGTCAGCACCCGGCTCACCGGCCACGTCCTCAAAGTAATACTCGCCATGCAACCGGGCCATCTCTTCCTTGAAGGCACTTGTGCCCCGCTTCAAAGCCTTGCAAGTACCATGCGAACACTCAAAGGCAATCTTCCCGGCCAGTATCCCAAGCACGGTTGAGCTGACCACACCGGGGCCGCTTGAGTGCTCAGCGACCCACGGGCACTCAATGCCCAACCACCACCCGTTATCCGCCCGCTTCTCAAAGTCACGTGTGACTAATTGGTGAAAGTCCGCGTACCCGAAAAGCCACGTCTTCCACGCGTCTGCCGTTTCATCGTCCACGCTGTCCGCCGCTGTGCGCTCTTGCGCTTTCACAGTCAGCGTCTTGACGTAATCCGGCACCGGCACAACGGGCACATCACAGATGACCTCATAGGGTAAGCCAGTGTCGGGGTGAATGCTACCCGCTGCCATGACATAACCCGTTGAGCAACGTATATCGCCACTCATGTCCACGTCTAAAAGATTCCAGCCGGTTGACTTCAAGCCCGCACCGCTGTAATACATTTGGGCACCAAACTCCGGGCGTCTTCCTGTCCGTACTGTATAGGTATGGGGCAAGTCATGGGTGAACACCCAAGCGTGGAGCGCAGAGACTTCCTCCCCAAGCCCGTGGTCAATGTCCAAGACACACAGCCCACTAGGCCCTGTGGCAATCGCCACGTTAGCGTTTGGCTCACGGTGCCACCACTCTGCTATCTGCAATGGGTCAGCACTCGCGTCTTTAAAGCCCGCTGTTGTCATGGGCTTCTTTGACTTGGGCCAACACGGAAACACGAGCCAACCACGGGCAGCGCATTCAAGGGCAATATCAAGCATCGGCATTTAGTGGCTCATCTTTCTCAACGACTTTTCAACGTGCCGCTGTACTTGTTCCGCGTGCTTGTCCAGAGTGGCTTCCATGCCGTCCCCGTCAATAGTGTTGACGTGGTTGGTCATATGCACGTGGACCGTGGCATGTGGCCGCTGATTGAAGCCCCCGTCCTTTGCCATGTTGCGGAGGTTGTCCATAACTCCGCCCGGGACAACACCTTCACCAGGGGTCAACATGGTTGGGACGTTGTCCGTGTGACCAATGCCCGGGACGCTGTCCGTGCCGCCCGCAAAAGCCATGACGGACGTGAAGCCCAACGCAGCCAATGTGGGAGCCATAACAAGGTTGGCCGGGAAGGGCATCTGTGCCCCGGCAAGCCATCCTTTTCGAGCTGCCTTGGCCGCGTCCCGCTCTTTGTCCATGTCATCAGCAAGGATGCTCTTCAAGGCATTCTGAATCATGCCCGTCACCACTTGGTCCCCTAGGCTAATGAGCGTCCTTGCCCACGTCTGATGCCTCATGAGGGACTGAGTCAAGCCGCTTGCAAGGCTGTCTTGCATCCGGGTCTCTGCACCAAGGATGCGGGTGTTCCGCTCTTCCTCAGCCTTTTCCTTGATGTTGGTGACTTCATTTTCGTGCTGTTGAATGAGCTGCTTTTCCTTGTCCTGGAGGGCCTTCAGCTTGTTCTCATAGTCCTTGCCGCCTTTGTCCAGGGCCGCCGCTTCTTTTTCAATGGCCGCTTGCTTCAAGAGAAACTCAAAGTTTGCTGCCTGAATCTCATCAGACATGCGGCGGGCAATGCTCTGATGCCGTGTACTCTCTTCGAGCGTGACGGCTTGCTTACGGGCAGAGAGTATCAGCTCCCCGCTCTTCAGCTCATTGTCCGCCTCTTCCTTCCCGGCCTCAGCCCGTAGCTTTGACTCATCCTCCGTCATTTGCCGGGTTACCTGGACACGCTGGACAAGCAAGTCCCGATAAAATTGTGTGTCTTGGATGTTCCGGGCCTCAGCCTCTTTCAATGCGTTGTTAAGAGCCGCTAACCGTTCCGTGTCCCCGCGTCCCGTGGCATCAATCTTTTGCCGCTGCCCCGCCTCAAAGTCCTGAAGGTCCCGGGCATTTATTTGCGTGGCTGTCTTGGCCGTGTCCTCAATGACCTTGGCGTTGTACTCCGCCTTAATCTCCAGGGTCTTTTCCTGAAGGGCCTTGAGTTGGTTTGCGTAGTCCTTCCCGCCTTTGTCTAATGCAGCTATTTCCGCCGCGTTGGTCTTTAACTGGACCTCCCGCTCACGGGCGGCAAAGTCAATCTCAAAGCTGAGCCGCTCTTCTAGCGTGGCCCGCGTCACGGTTAATGCGGCCTCACCCACAGCCTTGCTTGCGTTGAGTCCGTCTTGGCTTATGCGGGACTGACTTGCCGCTGCTGCCCTTGCTGCCGCTGATGCACGGGCGGCCTCAGCGTTGCCCTCTTGCTGTGTGGCGTTGCCGCCCTCCAGCTTTTTTAACGCGGCAATCCGCTCTTCACTGCCCACTTGTGCGTTCAAGGCTTGGACGAGATTCTGTTGGGCCTCAATCTGCTTGGTGAGTGTGAGTCCCGTCTCCACGTGGATGCCCTGGAGGGTCTTGGCCGCTGCAATGCCCTTCTGATATGTGGCGTCATCCATGTCAGACGTGGAGTCATACGTCTGTTTGTTCTTGAGAGCCTCTTGAATCTTCTCCGCTTGCGCTAACGTGCCATGCAACAGCCCGGATGCTTCTTCGCCTTTCCCTTTGGCAAGTAACGCGGTGTAGTCATTCTGGAAGGACTCAAGCGCGTGCTTCGCCCCCTCGGAGCCTTTGCCAAAGCTGTACCAATGACCTTCAAGGTCCTTCATGACCACGTCAGCGGCCTTGGCAACTTCCTCAAAACTCTTGACCAACTCACTGAGACTCTGTTTGTCAATCAGCTCAAGCTGATGCTGAAGGGCAGCAAGGTGGTTATTCTTCAGCTCATCCGCCCGGATTTGTGATTGCAGGATTTTTTGGTCCAGTTGGTTCCACGCGTTTTGTACAGCGGTGCCAAACTTGACTTGGTCCTCTGTCAGCTTCTCCCCGGCCTCCCGCATCTTCACCAAATGCTCAATCAAGAGCGTGGCACCCAAGATGACTGCCAAGAACGGGAAGGCAGCCTCAAGAGCCGGACCAATCGGACCAAGACCGGCAATGAACGTGGTCAAAGAGCGTGGCAAGTGGACACCAAACTCTTCACCCAACATCATGACGGAGTGACGGGCCTCTCCAGTGGAGTACCCCACCTCCCGGCCCATCTCCCCGGCTCCGCCTTTAATCTCAGAGAAAGACCCACGGGCTTGCTTGGCAGCATCAGCCAAGCCGGTTGTGAATGTGGCCGTTTTTGTTTGGAGGTCAACGGATAAGACCCATACAGGTTGCGCCATTACGTCCTCACTTCTTCATGTCCTGGAGGCCCTCAGTGCAACCATCCATGTACTGTTGAAGGACTTCTTCTTGGTGTTCCTTGGCTGTCAGTTCCATCCAATGCTGTGCGGGGACGTTAGCTTCCGGTGCCCCGAACTCTTGGAATATTCCATAGAAGCCTTCTTTGCCCGGGCCAACGCGGACCGTCAAGAGTCCGTCCCCAACGATGGACATGATGTGGATGTCATCGGACAAGAAGCCTTCCTTGTACGGGGCATCCGCTGACAAGGCATCTTTCAAGACCTTGGCCGCCCCCTTCTCCACTTTGCGGAGGAATTTAACAATGGCCCGCTTACTGCCGTCCGTGAAGGCTTCCTCCAGCTCTTCCAGCCCTTGCACGTCCGTCCTGATGTCAATGCCAATGTCAGCCATGGTGCCTCACAAGTCCGGGAAGACTTCCCGGAAGAGTTGCTCTGCGTCTTCAACCCCGGTTGCTCTCATGCGGAGAATCATCCGGGCCTTTTCGGCTTGGGCCGCTTCCGGGGTTGCAAACCCACGCTCACTGAAGGCCACGGATATAGCGTGCTTCACGCTCTTACGCGTCTTCTCCGCCTCAATATCTTCCTCACTCCGCTCATACCCCGGGAGGTAGTCAAACGGGGACACCGCGTCCGTGTCCGCCCCTCTGTTGGCGTTGTACAGATGGCTTGCTATCAGAGCCGCATTGAAGCGGGCATGTCTAACGGCAATCATCCGCCGTGCTTCCAGGGCTTCAAATTCCGCAAGCGTCATGTCCTGAAACTCTGTCCAGGTCAATCCGTGGTCGTGCTTACAGACGGCCCAAATGTCCATCCAAGTGCGTGGGGCTTCCTCTAGACTGCGGTGCCCACGCTCGGAACGTTTGGGAGTGGTAGCCCTTTCGCCGCTTTCTCACGGAGCCGGTTTATTTCCGCTTCAATCCGCGCCATGGCCTTGGGGCAAGCGGCCACACAGAGACCATCAATCACGTGCTCAATCTCTTCCGGGTCAAGGCTGTCACAGATTGCCGTTGCAACCTTCTCCGCTTCCGTTTTGTGGTGCTTCAAAAGCCCGGCTTTCAATATCTCCGGCAGCTCTTTGGTCTGAGTCTTCAACCAATCGGACGCGGACTTCATGGACCGGCCAAGGGCATCTTCCAGCTTGATGACAGAGGACACCGGAAACTCAACACGGAAGTCCACTCCGTCTACCTTGAAAATCTTGGGTTGCTTCACTGCGATGTTGACTGACATTGTCTCCCCCGATTGAAAGTGTGGGGCCGGGCTGCAATTGTTACTGAGTAGTCCTAACTACAATGGGCCGCCCGGGCCCCCGTTGACCGCGTCAATTGCCCGGGGTCAAATGCGCTTTAGCTCTCTGTCACAACGTTGACGGCTGAGCCTGTGATTGCCGGGCTTCCCGCAACGGGACTCTGACTGATGACATCCCCAACCGTGACACCGGAGCCGGACTGTGGTGTGTTGGTACCCAATACCAAGCCCGCCGCTACGATGGCTGTTGTTGCCGCTGCCAATGTCAGACCAACAACCTGTGGAACGTTCACAACAGCGGCATCCGTGTCAGCAATTGCGCCACTGATGTCAATCTTGGCGGAGCCCGTTGCGGCCTTGTCATCCGGGATTGACTCATCAATTGAGGACACAATGCCGGTGAAGGACCGGGTGCGGACGTTGCCCGGATAAGTGACCACGTAGTCATATAACTGACCCTTGGCCGCACGGAGTGCCTGCTGAGAGGCATCACCCGGCTTGACGTTAAACTTGATGGCGAGGTCACCGGAGTTTTCCAGTCCGGGAATCTTCACGCGTTGTGTACCCGGAGTCAGCATGTCCGTTGTGTCATGCGTGTCCACTTTGTCTGAACCAAAGTCAATGCTCATGCAAGCAAGGATTTTGTTGACGGTTGTTGTACCAGTCGGCCCTAAGATGGTGAGCTTTGAGCCGTGTCCAATGAGTGCCATTGAAAGTCTCCGTTAGTTCTCACGGATTGCAGCTCCGTGCCGCTGATTTGTGTTACTACGCCCTTTGTTTGACAACCCGGAAGCCAAGCATCCAACGGTTTGCAATGCCCTTGGTGTCCGCATGGGAGAGGTACGGGAAGGCCATGTCCCTTTCTTTGTAAAGCCCCTGGACAACGGTGCCATCCGGCAACGTGCCCATGTACCCCTCAAGCAGCTTTCTTGCCGCCTCCGCTGCCATGCGGCAAGACAGACTGTCCAGCCCGTAGCAGTCAAGTTGTATTTGGTCCTCATTGATGTCAATGGGACCGGAAAAGTCATAGTCCTGTGTGCCGCCGTATTGGTGTACGGCAATGGCGGGGAGGATATAGCCCCGGGGCAATTCGTTCTCATAAATACTTGGCTTGCCGGTTGCCCCGGTTGATGTTCCCGGGTCTGTGCTCAGCGCACTGGACACAGCGGCAATCAGGGCAGTGTACGCGGACTGATTGGTCCCGTTGAGCTGCCCTTGAAGCAAAGCAATGACACCGTCAATCAACATCAATTGCCCCCCTTCTCAACGTGGCAAAACACCTCAACCCATACGCGGGGCCGGGGGACTCTCGGGTCAAGGGTGTAGTCCACGACGTACAGCGTGACCACACTGTTGCCCGGGTCTGTCACCTTGACGTATCCCTGTTTTGGAAGCGCCTGTGCGTCCGGGTAGCGGAGAAGGACCATGTGGGACGTTTCTGCCGAAATGAGCTGTGCTTGCTCAAGTCTCCGTCCGTTCAAGTCCTCAACTCCCGCACCTACAGACGCGGTGATGACCGTGGCCCCGTCCGGCCCCAAAATGCTTGCGTCATATCTCAATTCTTTTGCCGTGTGTTGTTTCATGGCCGTCCTTAAAACACGTAAACCTTGGGAATCTGGACAAGACTCTCGGGGACACGGACTCCGGCGTTTTCATAAATGAAGACCGCAAGGTCCATGATGTTGTTGGCCCAACTCACGGGCAGTGCCGGACCGGGAGGGATGGCCGGTGTGCTGCCCACGGCTGCCGCTCCGGGGTAGTTGTACCCGGCAGTGAAGTTGAGCGTTACGGCTCCAGGGAGGCGGGCCGTTGGGGGCCATACAATCCCGGGCTTGGGTGCAATCAGAGCCGGGATTTGTTGAGCGGCAACCCAATACTCACTTGGGTCAAGCGTCTGCTCTGTGACCGTTTCATCAAAGAATGTGATGGATGTCAAGCTGATGAGCGGAGGCACAGGGACGCGTATAGGTTCGTGAGGGTACGGGAAGCGGTCCATTGTGTACGCAAGGGACTTGTATGCCAAGCAGCGTCTTGAGACACGCTCCGCAATCTCCCGGGCCTGAGTGATGATGCCGGTGAGCTGTGTGTCATCAGCGGTTGACGTTAGCTTCATGCGGGCTTTGAGTGCCGCTAACGTGACCGGCTCCGTGATTGTGGTTGGTTCAATCTGCAAAGACATGGTCAGTCCTTTGGCGTGTTAGTGCGGGCCGCCCGCACGGGGAGAGGTGAAGACGGCCCGCTTTTTCCGGTTGCCCGGAAGCCCTATTTGTTAGTTGAAGCTAAGCCAGGACGATGGACTGGATTGCCTCAGAGCGGCGGATGATAGCGCCAATGCGCTGATAACCCAACACTGTGAGCAAGCCTTCCAGGGCCTTGGGTTGGTCAAGAATCTTGACATTGACTCCAGCTCCGCCACGGACGCCAATCATGTACCCGGCCTTGAAGCTGCCGAAATACAACGGCACATCAGTTGCCGCCGTTGCGGGGTCAACTGCCGTGCTGTATTCCACGGGGTATCCGTGGAGGTAGTCCACACCACCCGAACGAACAAATACCGGCTCAAACAGGTTGGCCTGTTTCTGTGCCTTGCGGATGAGAATGGAAGTTGCACGGGCCATCAAGAATGCCGCATTTTGGTGATACACGGCATTCAAGGTGCCAAGGATGTCAAAGGTGGCGTCAAGCAGAGGCGCGCCATAGCTGCTGCTTACCGCAGCCACACCAACACCCGTGCCCGTGCCAACGTGTCCCTTGAGGCCGGTGATGCTGCCGCCGCCGTTTACGTAGAAGTTCTCTTTCAGGATGGCAAGCGACAGAAGGATGTCTTCAGTCATGAAGGACTGGAAAACGCTGACATCCTGGAGCAGTTCCCAAGACGCGTCTTCCGGGTGCCCAATCATGCCCGCTGACAAAGTCACTTGCTCATTCTGTGGGTCTGTGCCGGTGAATACGTTGGTACCGTTGCCGGTGCCTTCCGCCTTGACCGCTGCCGTGCCGTGTGCAATCTTGCGGGGAAACTTCAGGTCAAAGGACGTGGGGATGACCGTTGAAAGCTTCTCAATGCCCATCTCCGGGGGAGCAAGGGCAATAATCTGCTGTTCTACCAGTGACGGCACAATGACCGCACCGGACGTGGAGCTGGTTTCATAAGCTGCCGCACTGATTCCGGCAAACTTAAAGCCACCCATTTCATCCGCGCCAAGGCCCAAGTCAGCGGATACGTTGCGGCCACGGCTGGACAGGAAAGCAGCAAAAGCCTTGCGGTAGTTGCTGGACTGCCATGCCGGGCGGCCACTGACGGCCTCTTCACGGTTTTCCACCACGGGATGTCCGTTGGGGAAAGCCGCACGGATGGTGCTCATGTTCTCACGGGCCTTGATGGTCGCCGCAACGTTGTTGGCTTCCGCCATGGCGTTGGTGTAGTTCTCATTTTCGGCCACGGTCATAACGTGGTCGCTTGCGCCAAGCAGTGCTTCCGCTTTGTCAAGGGCCGCTTTGTGCTGTTGTTTCAGGTCAAGCAGATTCATTTGATTTTCTCCGTTGCGCTTTAGCGCGGGTTTGAGGATTTTTGACACAACAACTCCCATGCCTACCTTCCGGGTACTCCGGCAGCTAGCGTGGATGGTCCGGCCCTTTTTAGCTGGACAGCACAAAAGTTAGGTGGTGCGGGCACGCTCCACGGCAATTGCAAGCCGGGCACGGTGTACGGGGAAGCCCGAGGTGGGGCCTTCCTCAGACGCGGGGACCAAGGCTTTGTAGAAGTCCCTTGAGGATTGGACTTTGTCAATCATGCCGTTACTTAAGGCCGTGGCCGCTGAGAACATCCGGCCCTCACCAAACCTTGCCGCCACAATGTCAGCGGATGCCCGTGTCCCACGTGCGGATGTCAAAGCGTCCAAGAAGTCCTGATGAGCCGATTGGAGGCGGGGCATCATGTCCGCTTGGGCTTCCTCGGACAGAGGCTTGTACGGTGACCACTCCGTTTTGAAGTTGCCGGAGTACAGCTCCGTGACCTTGACACCGTAATCCTCTAGCATCTTCGAGACATCCATGTGCATCATGCGTACACCCACGGAGCCAACTTCACCGCTCGGGGTGACGCTGATGTCATGGGCCTGAGACGTGAGCCACAGCCCTGCGGAGGCGGACATCCCCTCAACCATGGCTGAGATGGGCTTCTGTTGCCGGGCCGCTGCTATGACTGCCGCACACTCCGGCAAGCCGGTGACTTCTCCGCCCGGGGTGTCTACGGACAAGACAATCCGCTTGACTTCGGGATTGCCCGCCGCACTCTCAACCGCTTGGCTGATGGTGTCATAGTTGCTGCCGTACCAACTTGGGCCGTCTTTGCTCAAGACTCCCTCAATGGGGATAACGGCAATCTTGTTTGGGCCTTTGCCCTGAAGGGATGGCTTTGCCGCTTCCCAAGCAGCTTTGAAGGTGCTGTCCGCCGCGTCCAGCTTAGAGAACTTGATGAGGTGGAGGACCGCCAATGTCACGGCATCCGGCCTGATTGCCCATAGAGGTGAGCGTGTGAGTAGTTCAAGAGGATTACGCATTGGTCTTGTCCTTTGTGCAAAGATTTGTAAGGGACTCGCGCGCGCGGCCCATGCCGTCAGCACTGAAGCGGTCATCCATCGTGCTGTTGCGGCGGTCTTCCAGGTACATGCGGACCTTGTCCGGGGATGCTCCGGTCAGTGCTTCAATGTACGTTCCAAAGTTGGTGTAAAAGACATCAGCGTCTTGCTTCTGCCCGACCACGGCCTTGTACTCACGGTTGAGCATGTGGTCCGCAACCCGGAGGCTGAGGCTTGCGGATTGGTCCGTTGGTGTGGGGTTGGGGCTTGCTCCCCCAAGAGCCTCTTGGTTCAATGAGCGATTGAAGTAGTCAAGCCCCGCTTGGTAGGGCATCCGCTCCGCACGGCGGGCCTCTTTCGGCTGTGCCCATCCGCCCGTGATTTTCTTATTCCAGTTGTCAATGCGGGCCGTCTCATCTGCCTTTAATAGCCCGCTGAAGTCATGCTCAAAGAAATACTTGACTTGCTCTTTCTTGGAGAGCATGTCCCGGTTGCCCGTCTGCTGTATGCGGGTGCCCCATGGCCCAAGCGTGTGCTTGGTGTAAGACTCAAAGAAGGCACTTGCACTGGCATAGGTGGAGGACTTAGAGCTTTTCCCGGCTGTGCCTAATAGCACCTCGGGGTAACGGAAGACCCGGGCCAATTCCGCGAGTTGATAACCACGGGCCTCAAGGTACTGAGACTCTTGAGCCGTTAGCCCAAGCCGGTTAGCCTTCATCCCGTTCTCAAGAAGGATGGGCATGAAGGCATTGCCGCTGCCCGCGTGCCGCTCCATGAATGCTGAGCGAAGCTGTTTCTTCGTGTCGGCATCTAGCTCTTCCGTTGTCTCCAGGGACAAGTCTGTCTGAATGCCCTGCTTGAAGAGCCGGGCACCTTGCTCTTCTGCCGCGAGTAGCAGGCCGATGGCCTCACGGCACAAGAGAGTGATTGCAGTACCATCTATTCCATTGCTCGAAAGAATGGAACCCCGCCAAACCAAGTCCGGGGCGAATTGCCCCGCAATGCCCGTGGTTGGGTCTGTGAACGTCCAGACCATCTCACGCCATCTGCGGGTGACATAGGCTGCCTGTAGCGGCCATATGGACTCAATCTCCCCAAGGCCGTTAAAGTCCTCAGCGAAGTTGAGAAGGTTGAAGAAGCCTCCATATGTCATCAGGTCAAACATCATGCGCTCACGGACCTCAAGCGGGGTCATGATGTCATTGGGGACAACGTTGCAGATGCGGTCAACCGGGTGGTCAATGGCCCGCACGTCTTCCAGGTTTCCCCGCTTCATCAGCGGCATACCAAGGCAGCCCACATCTTCAGACAAGCCCCGCATGATAGCAAGCACCGTTGCGCACCGCTTGGCCCGCTCGGGTGTCACAAGCTGCCCCGTGTTGGTCTTCATCCCTATGAGGATGTTTTCCCATGCGGAGACATCGGACATGGAGGGGAGGCCGGTTGGGGCACTGGACTCATAGTCCGCACGCTTCTGCTGAGCATCCACAATGTCCGCCGTGGTGCCGTGCTTGATGAGGTCCGGCTGTGAAAGTCCAAGACTAATAAGTCCGCTCATAGTATCGACACCTTTGGCTTCTTGAAGAGTTTGGCATTATCAGGATGCGTGGCCCGGCCATACGCCATGATTGCCGCTGCAACTCCGTCTATCTTGTCCACGCTCTTGAGTTTGTCCGGCATGATAAGCCCGGTGTGGTTTTTGATCCATCTGAGGTTACTAATTTGCCACCTCATAATTGGCTCAGCGTTGTGGCGTATCTCACGGCGGGCAATGGCCCGGACAAAGTCCCCACACGGGGCCGCGTAATTCATCATGGTCTGCTGAAACTTAACAAGCTTGTCTTGCTTCATCCCCTTTTGGACTATCTTGTCACCGCGTACCGTCCACCCTTGCGGGACCGCTGACTTACCGTCATACGGTTGATCCCGGCCTTGGATGACCTTCTGAATTAGCCCCGTTGCAAGGGCCGGGTCGTAAGACAGCTCACGGAGGTCATACCGTTGATTAAGGTTCAAGATGTCCCCAACTATGAAGTCATAGTCCGTGACCTTGCCAGGGGTGGTCACCAAGAAGCCTTGGTCCCTCCAAACGTCATACGGGACTTGGTGCTTGATGACCCGCTCATTGATGTTGTCTGCGGGAATCCAAAAGAACGGGATGACCTCAAAATGCTCCCCCTCTTCCATAGGTGGGAAGACCAAGGCTAATCCGCTTGTGTCATCCGTCAATGCTAAGTCCAGGGCGGCAAAACATATACGGCCCTCAAGCCTCTTTAAAGCCTCTTGCCGGAGCTGTGCCGGGAGGACGCGGTCACCTATTTCGTCCCATTCACTCCGTTGGCACAGGTCCCAATCTGCAACCTGTATGGCTTGCTCAAGCCCCCCAACGCGGATGTTGAGCGAGTACCGCTTGAACGCATGAAGGGACTCCGCATCATTCTTGGCCTCAAGACACTCTTGCCGCATGTCTTCAATCTTGATGGTGATGCCAAGATTGGGACAGGCTTTATGCCAAGTTGTCTCATCATCCCAACGGTCAGCCTCTTGGATTACTTCTCCGGCAGCGTTCTTTATTTCGCCGTCAATCTCCAATATCCACGCAAAGAAAGTGGGGTCATCAACTGCCCCGGTGAGCACTTGCTCCGCTTTGTTGTCCAGCATGTTACAGATGGACGTTGTGTCATCAGACGCGGGGGCTGTGGTGATGAGCTGGAAGAGCGGTTGCACCCTTGTCCTCATGCCATAGCGGAGGACATCAAAGGCACCACGGCCCGGCCACTTGTGGACCTCATCACCAACGGCAAAGCTGATGTTGAGGCCCTCCATGGATTCTTTGTCCCGGGACAATGGACGAAACTCACTTTTTGTCGCAGGGACCCGGAGTCTCCGGCAAGGGCTGTCACCTTGTTTAGCAATGCCCTTCCTCAACTCTGGTGTGGCGTCCCGCATTGCAACAGCTTCATCAAAGACGCGGCGGGCTTGCTCTTCTACTAGAGCGGCGGAGTATACCTCCGCACCTTTCTCACTGTCATACTTCAGATGAAAGACCGCTTGCACGGAGGCCCTTGCTGACTTTCCAGTCTTGCGGGGCCAACGGTCATACGCAACGCGGAAGCGGCGGGGATAGACAAGGATTGGTTGACCCTTGCTGTCCGTGCCGTACTGGACAGGCTTCTTGTGCTTCCAGCCGTACAGAATCATGTCATGCGCCACTTGCCAAGGGGCCATGACCATCTTGCCCGGCCACTTGCTTGGTGTGACGTACTCAAACAATCTGCAAAAGCGGATGCCGGGCTTGGTGTCCCAATAGTACGGATACTCCGCTGACTTGGACTTCTCCAGGTCCTTTAAGTGCCGCTCCACGGCAAGCCGGTTGAGACGACAGACCATCTCTTCCCCGGAGAGCACACGGGCAATGTACTCAGCGGCAATGGCGGGGAAGTCTCTCAACGGGCCACCTTTACGACGCGGGCAAGGCACACTGCGGATAACTGCTGTAGTGCCTTGGCAACGGCGAACGGTGCCCGGCTTGTCTCATACGCGAGGATGGCCGCGTACAGCCAAAAGCGGTAACGGATGTGAACGGCGGGCATCATCGGGCAGCCCCCGTGTCATTGGTTGGGAACAAAGCCGGGCCAACGTGCTGACCACACGCTATGCAATACGCGTTGCCAAATCTGTACGTGACCAAGTCATGAGCACACGTGTTGAAGATGCGCTCACAATTCTTGCGGTACTCCGGGGTTGCGGCACGCTGCTTGTAATCGAACTTAGGCATTCGTATCCTCTTGCGCCATCACCGCCTCAAATGTGACAAGCGGGTCAAAGCGGTCCATAAAATGCCGTCTGTCATTACAAACAAACAGCTCCGGGTTGTCCGGTATTGCGTCAAGCAGAACGCGTGGAGCTGAGCACCAAGGGCGTGGGCCACGGCTTTCAGAGGGCAACAAAACACGAGAGAGAAAATTGTCCGCCTCTTTAGCGGTGACAATCTTCCGCAAGCCCGCTGCCTGCGGCAGCCTCTTCACGGGCGAATACAACGCCCTCCGGTATGCCGCCCGGTACAGTGCGGCCAGACCCGCGTCTCGTGGCCGCTGAATGAAACAGACGGTTGTACGTGTTCTTTGCGGACTTCGCCGCGCCTCTTGGTCTATATGGGCCGCTGCCCTTTGCTGCTCCGGGCGGTACTTTCGTCACTTGCACGGTCATGCTCCCTTCTGACGCCACTTCATAACGCCACTTCTCGGTAACAATTGCCACACTACCTGAATCCACGGGGCTTTGTGACAGTCTGAGTATTTCTTTTTTCGGTGTCACACGGATACGACTGTAGTGCTATGGTGGCGTTATTGAGTGTCGTCATACAGTGGATACATCAACCACAGAAGGGGAACAACTTTGGAATACGCAGACATCGCCAAGCGTTTGGGAATATCGGAATTTAATGCCCGTCAGTTAGCACACAGAGGCTTACAACGTATCGAACGCGCGGGACTCGCTGAGGACTTCGCCACAATCGTCCGTCTTACGCGGCAGAAGGCAGCCGGGGAAGTACAGATACGGTGCGGAAGTATCGAATGCACCCCGGAGAAATGGGTCTTCTACAACGTTTAAGGGGGAAGTATGGATTGGCTTCTTATTGACTTGCTCAGCATCGGCGCAAACCAACCCACGCGTGGCATCCCGGTACCTTTGCACGCTAACGGCGGACACAGGCCCCGCACCCGGGGACAGCGTGACCGCTCACTTAGCTCACGGCACAATCGCAGAAAAGCAGCCCGCTAAATGAAAAAGATTGTCCTTACTACCACGTTTGCGCTGTTGCGTAGCGCCTGCGCTTGCACGCCGCGTTACCGCGTCCTCCGTGAGGCTCTTGGCCTTTCGTATGGCACTGACGAGCCCATTAACATACTGACCATCTTGAAGACCAACGGTATTGAGGACGCTCTGTGGGCACTAACAGCAACGGCGGAGGACTGTGAGAAGGTTGCCCGCTTCTTGGCCGCTGACTTCGCTGAGATGGCTTTGCCGGAGTGGCTCAAGTATTACCCCAACGATGACCGGCCAAGACTCGCAATTCAGGCCGCCCGGGACTTCGCAAACGGGACAATAACGGCGCTGCAAAGGTCCGCTGCTTGGTCCGCTGCTGCGTCCGCTGCTATGTCCGCTGCTGAGTCCGCTGCTGCGTCCGCTGCTAGGTCCGCTGCTTGGTCCGCTGCTGCGTCCGCTGCTGCGTCCGCTGCTATGTCCGCTGCTTGGTCCGCTGCTGAGTCCGCTGTTTGGTCCGCTGCTGAGTCCGCTGTTTGGTCCGCTGCTATGTCCGCTCAAGCGGAAATCCTCGTGAAGTACCTCACCACGGAGGTGACGAAGTGATTGCACTCATGAAGTCCGTAAGCCTTGAAGTTGGCAATGACACCGTCCTCGTTGCAATTGAGCCGGACTTGATTGAGTCCGTTGAGCAAGACCCAAAGGACCATGACCTCTGCATTGTCCGCATGACAAGCGGCACGGCACACAACATCAACCGCTCATACACATATGTCACCGGCATCATTCGGAAGTTTTATGAAAGTAACTGAGCTGCTTATCCGCTCCGGTGCCTGTACGGACCGGTGCCGGATGCTCCGGGCCGTTGCGTACATCAACAGCCATTGGCCCAAGGTCAAGCACTTCGATGACACCCACGTTACCGAACTGGAGGCATCTGATGTACAACCTGGAAAACCCGCTGAATGACTTCCCGCGTTGTGTCATTGACCCGCTGTCCCCGCTCAAGCGGGAGCTATTGGCCTTGGCCGTGACACGTGTCTACATCCAAGGCCAAACGGACGCAATCCGGGAAGAGCGTATTGCCCTTCAGTCCCGCATCACTGAAGAGATGAATCTGGAGAGTCCAGTCCCATACCAAGGCCGGTGAATATGGAAGCTTCTTTGCTCATTCTCAACGTTCTTTTTGCGGTCCTTGTCCATGAGGCCGCCCACTATTTAACAGCGGTCTTTTTTGGCATCCAGGTCAAGCGGGTCTTCATTGGGTGGCGTGGCGTTGGCATCGTGCGAGAGCAAGGCCCCCCGTTCGATGACCTCATGGTGTCGCTTGCCGGTCCGGGTATCAACTTGGCCTTTGCTCTGTTGACCTTCCCCGGTGGTGGGGCTTTCTTCACGGCAAACCTTTGCTTTGGCGTGTGCAACCTTCTGCCGCTCCGTGGCTCAGATGGGAGCCGTGCATTGTGGTGCCTCAATAAGATGACAGAACTAAAAACGCGGGCACGGTGCGCACGATGAATCAACACCCCATCTTGAAGATATTGGCTTTTATGGTTGTGTTTGACGCTTGGCTGTGTGTCGCAGTGCGTGCTCTTTGGAGGCTCTTGTGACGAAAGAGTATGTCTTTCTGTGGCTCATGGACCATGACGGTGTAGTGATTGCCCTTGTGCTTCTTGCTGCTGTGCTATTAACCGTTTTGACCAAGCCCCGGAGACTTAAATGACATTCATACCACCCTACGTGCCCCCGTATTGGTCCTCACGGCTTGTCTCCGGCAGCGGAGGAAGCACCGCCCCGGCAGGGGCATACCCCGTGTGTGACCTTGGCATCCCGTGGAGCCTTGTGAAGAGTGGCTTTCACAAGACCCCGAGCTTCAACAGCAGTGTGCAAAAGCCCGCAAGTGGCCGGGGCCGGAGTGCCATTAGCTTCAAGCCATACCCAACGTGGGACTTCAGCCTTGACCTCAACATGGTCCTTGGTGGGGAGTCTGTGCAATTCAGTGTCTTGCAAAACTTCCTTGGGTTGTTCATGGCAACGTGCGGCGGGGCGGGCTTCTTCTTGTTTACGGACCCCAATGACAGCGCGGTGGAAAACCCGGACGGAGGCCCGGACGCTGACCAAAGCTTGATGCTCAACGTGACCCTGGGGGCGGCAGCACCCATGGGCCTGAAGGGGGACGGAGCGTCTAATCAATTCCAGCTTGCCCGGGCCATTGGCATGGGTGTGGACATTCTCCAGAACGTCAGCAACGTGGCTGTGTTTCTCAACGGGAATGCCCTAAACACTTACGCGGTCACCCCCACAACGGGCACGGGCATTGTTGCCGTTGTTTCTACCACGGGAGTTGTCACCTTTCAACAATGGGTGAGCGGTGCCCTTGCCCCATTTGCCCCGCCTCTAAACGCGGTGCTCACATGGCAAGGGCAGTTTCAATACCTTTGCCAATTCACAGATGACACCCTGAAGGACTTGGGCCGTGTGTCTAAGAACAGCGGCGGGTGGTTGTGGTCATGCGGCTCAATTGACTTTGAGAGTGTGTTTGCATGAGGACTTACATCTCAAACTTTGGTTGCCCGCATTGTGGCTCCCACGTGCGGCGGACGGATGAGGACATCATCATCTGTGCCAACTCCCGATGTGGGGTGAGTCTAGCGTATGTCCCGGGCCGGGGAGTGGTTGCCGGGGAGGACGTGGACGGAGCCTTCACCCCGTCTGACATTGCTTTGCTGAAGAAAATGCGGGTGACGCTATGAAGCGGATGATTGGGCCAACACTCTCAGCGGCTTTGGCGTGGTGGGACAGCAACCCCACGTGTCACATGGCTCAGTGCTTCGCTATCAGTCTGCCCACGGGGGAGACGTTGTACGCCACGGACGGACAGTGGGACATCACGGTCCCCATTGCGCTGTCTCCCGTGGCCGGGGTTGCCGTGACGTTTAAGTCCGTGAGCTATGGCGTTTGGAGCCGGGGAAAGATAACGTCTGAGGCTGACTCCAAGTGCAAAAGCAATACCATGTCTCTGAGCTGTATACCGCAGATGGGAGCCATGTACCCGGGCCTCAGCATAGGCATACTCAATGCCGCGTTTAATCACCTTTTTGACGGAGCCACGGTGTGGGTGTACGCCGCGTACATGCCGCTTGGACAATACGGCGGTGTCCAGGTCTTTGAGACAAAGTTTCAGGGCACCATCACCACCCGGCCTGTGCTTGACATGAACCTTCTGCAATTTGATTGCGCTGACCCTTTCTTTCTTCTCAACCTCAAAGTGCCTTCACGTCTTTTGCAGAGCAATTGCCCTTGGAGTTTCGCGGACGGCAACTGTGGACTCAGCGCGGCCAACTTCACCGTGGACTTCACGGCAGCAACGGGAAGCACGCAGTATGTGCTCAGCCCGGTGGCGGCCTTCCCTCAAGCGGCGGGGTACTTTGCACAGGGAGTGGTGACGTGTCTTACGGGAGCAAATGCCGGGCTGAGTCAGACGGTGAAGCTGAATGCAAGCGGGACGCTGAGCATGACGGTCCCTTGGCTCTTGCCTGTGGCTGCCGGTGACACGTTCGCGGTCATCAAGGGCTGTGACAAGACTCTGACAACTTGTGCGGGCACACTACGGGCCAACGGCACAGCAGAGACAAACAATTTCAAGACCCGCTTTGGCGGCACGCCGTTTACACCGGCACCGTCATCAGCAATGTAATGGAGACACCATGGGATTGACAGACACACAACGCGTGGCCGTGGTCACTGAGGCTAAGGCATGGCAAGGTACGCCGTACCGTGGGTGGAGCTGTTTGAAGACCGTTGGGACGGATTGCGGGCAGCTTATATACGGAGTGTACCGGGCCTTGGGCTTGGTCCCCGTGGTGGAGCTGCCCGTTGACTATAGCCTCCAGGTTGCACAGCATCAAGCCTCCACGGAGTACGTGGATTTGATATTGAAATTCTTCCGCGAGGTCCCCGAGTCAGAAGCAAAGCCGGGTGACCTTGTGGCTTATAAGTTGGGCCTCGCCATGGCCCATGCGGGCATCATCGTGACGTGGCCGGAGTACGTCATCCAAGCGGAGCTACGCCATGGAGTCAGCGGGACACACGGCACCAAGGCACCACGGTTGACGGAGCGTTGGTACACCAAAGGCACCGTCCGGTGTTTCTTCACGTTGCAAGATGCATATTGCAAAGGGGGCTTCTAATGGCTCAGATATTTGGCCCTCAGACAGCGGGACCAACGCGCATCAATGGTGCGCAAGTCAATCAGAGCGTCTTAGGCTTCTGTGTGCCCGCAGGTATGGGGAAGTTCCGCGTACAACAGTCAATCATTTGGGTGGACGGCTTTGAGTCTCGCAACGCACCCACAAGCGGCGGCAAGGGCTTTGGCGGGGGCAAGAACGGCTTGCAATTGCTGTACAGCGCGGACGTGATTGCGGCCCTCTGTGACGGTGGCAGTGGCATCCTTGGCATTGGGGATGTGTGGAGCGGTCAGTCATGGTTGCGCAACAACGTGACCAATGAGTCATACGTCATCACGGGGACCATCCCGAAGTACACACCAACCAACGCGGCCTTCATGACCGGGGACCACGGGGTTGCCTATTTGGTGCCTCTCAGCACTTCTTACAATGACCTTGGTGCGCCAAGTGCCACGGTGCTGGCAACGGACTTAATAGTCCCCTTCCAGCAAGTGCCGTATGTGTCCGGGGCAGCGTTGGCACAGGGCACATACTCCGTGGACACAAGCAACAACTATTACTTCAGTACGGCGGACAATGGCACCACGGTGATCGTCTCGTATACGTACTCTTTGAAGACCATCACCAAGCAGTTGAAGGCCCTCATCCCGTCCGGCCTCAGCGTGTCCATCCCCGGCAACCTGCCCTTCACGGCGGATGATGGGGTCATCTATTACAGCACCGGCACGATTGGCGCAATTGCCAATGGCACGGCTCTCCGCAGAGTGAGCGGCACCCCCACGGTCACGGGGACGTACAGTGTGGACTCCGGCTCGTACTATTCAACACTCTCCGGGACAACAATCACGGTGACGGTTGTCCGTGAAGCGAAGTACACCTTCGCCCCGGGAGACGTAGACACAGAAGTCATGATGACGTACAACCTGGACAACAGCTCTGCCCTTCCAGCCGGGACCCCGTCTTCCTTGGCCTTCACGCTGCTAGAAGGCACCCCCGGGCAGGCACCTTGGGCCTTGCTAGAGAGCAATTATCCCTCCGCATCTTTGGGATACCCGGGCATTGCCCTTGTCTGTTACTCGCCGATGGACATGGGATACAGCGGGCAGCTTCAACAAAACTTGTTTGAGGTCTTGACAGCGGACGCTTGGGGCGGAGGCATCCCGGATTGCAACCCCGTCCAATGCGTCCTCCAGGTCTTGAGTAATCCCGTGTGGGGCCTGGGCCGGGGTAAAATTCCTTTCCCCGTGTCCGCAATAGACAACGGGCAATTTGGAACGTGGGGCAGCGGCAACGCGGGACACAGCGGCAACAATGCCCAAGCGTACATCCGGCCCGTAGCAGGCCCGGCACACGTCATCACGGATAACACAGCAACCGCGTGGTTTGCGGCCAATAACTTCTTCATCAGCCCGGTCATTGATCGGCAAGATACGGCGGCCTCTCTCATTGGCAAGTGGCTTGAAGCGGGGATGTGTGCGGCCTTTATGTCTGAGGGCTTGATGAAGCTTGCACCGTATGGCGACACATCAGCAGGTGCCAATGGTGCCACGTGGACGGCACCCACGGTCTTTGCAGCGGAGTTAGATGACTCAGACTTCATTGCCCCGAAGGGCGGCAAGACCCCGGTTAAAATCTCAGAGCCAAAGGCGTGGCAAGACGCATTCAACACCGTCCAAGTCTCTTGGAGCAACCGGGGGAATCAATACTCACCCGAGGTCACCCCGGAGTCAGACCAAGCGGCCATCAATAGGTACGGTGAGCGCATTGAAGACCCGCAGACGTGGGACTTCATCACCACACTACCAGCGGCCACGTTTGCCGCCGTAATGCGCGTCAAGCGGAATGTGTACATACGGAATCAATACCAATTCACGTTGTCTTTCCGGCAATCCCACTTGGAGCCGATGGACATTATCAGCTTGACCACCACAAGCGCATGGGCACCGGTGAGCGCAAACACACTCCAGCTTTGGAACCAACCGGCCCGCATCATTAAGACCGTGGACAACCCGGACGGGACGATAGACGTGACGGCTGAGGACTTCATCTTTGGAGTCCAGCAGCCCACTATCAACAACAAAGGTGTCTCAGGTCCGGCAGCTCCGGTTAGTCAATACGCGGACCCAAGCACCACGGACGTTGTGGTCTTTAATGCAACCCAACGGCTGAGTGGTTTCTATCAGAATCAACTGTGGATGGGGGCCTTTGGACTCTCAGAGGATTGGGGCGGATGCAATGTCCATGCCTCTCAAGACGGGGTGAAGTATCAGCAGATTGGGACCATTGAGAACGCAGCCCGGCTTGGTGTCTTAGCGGCAGCCTTCTCCGGGGGCACCACAGACCCGGACACGGCGGACACGATGATTGTCAACCTCCCCACGGGGAGTGCCGCTTTGGAGTCCGGCACGACAGCGGACGCGGACAGCGGCACCACCCTTTGTGCTCTTTGCAGCTCCACGGGCAGCGGCACGGGGCTTGAGATTATCTCTTACTCTTCTTGTGCTATGACGGGGCTTGACCAATACACAGCGGGCACTTATATCCGCCGTGGACTCATGGGCACCACGAGCATCTTCCATGAGTTAGGCTCTCAGTTTCTCAGGCTTGATGACGCAGTCTTCAAGTATACGTATGACCCGAGTTGGACGGGCAAGACTATATACCTGAAGTTTCAGTCCTTCAACCGCTTTGGAAACTCAGCACAAGACTTGAGCACTGTGGCACCTTTGACAATCACCGTCCCCGCTACAGTGGCATACGGAGCGGCAGACCCAACCACCGGGGTTGTAACCTTCACCCGGGGCACCTTCACGGGCGGCATTAAGTAACGCCAATTGGAGAACACCATGAAAACGCTAATCCTTCTCATCCTTGGGCTGTCCTCTGCTGTGGCGTCCGCTCAAGTGGCAATTTCAGCGTCCAGTGTCACGGACTCATTCAACCGGCCCGTCCCCTTGGCCCGGCTGTGCTTCACCCCGGTGAATGCCAACTCCGCAGTGAGCGGCTTCCGGGTTGGCTCCACTCAGGTCATCCCTGAAGAAGTATGCGGAGTCATCACAGCGGGAGTCCTTCAGTCTGGCTTGGACGTGGAGCCGTCCCCAACCGGGATTGGCTACCACGTGTACGTCAAGGCAAGCAACAGTAATGCCGTGCTCCGGGACTATTGCGTTGTGCCAATCACCGGCTCAAGCTGGACGTTGGACACGCTGGACTGTCCTAGCGCGGGGCCACTTCCCACGGTGGGCTATGTCCAGTCTGTAAACGGCGCGGCGGGGAGCTTTTCGATAAGCGGCCCCGGCGTAACTTGCTCCACCGTCTCCGGCGGGGAAAGTTGCACTGTAACGGGCGGCGGCGGCTCGCCGGGCGATCCAACTACGACGCAACGTCTTTGGTTCGGTAACTCTTGGCTTTTGCAAAGCACAGCTACGAGTCTGACCGCGTCTTCATGGGCGTCTACTAGCGGTACCCTAGTTGTGACATCGTCCGGCACAAATACACTTCTAGCCGGGCATGACGTAATGATGGACGCGGACGCCCCTGCGTGTGTTACGGATACCATGCAACCTATAGCATCGGCCAACTCGACAACGTTTACCATCACAGGGACAACGTGCGGGACGGCAAGCGGTACGGCTTTCCATTATCAGAGTGGAGATACCGCGATCCCCGAGTATTCGCAAAAAAATGAACCGAACTATATAGGCCACGGGAGCACCTTCAATTACGCAGTTGGGGGAAGTAGCCTTTCGCAAATGGTTACTAACTATTCCACTCTGATACATCCGGCGGTAGTGGCCGCAATATCAAGAGCGGCAGGCGCTCCAGTGTATGTGTACCTCTACAACAACGACAACGCCGGGGGTATGGCGGGGGGCTTCACGTTGGCGGGGTATTATCTGAGTCTAGCCCAAAGTCTCCACGCGGAAGCGGCTAACGTCTACGTCTTCGGGCTTGGGCTTGGCACGTCCGGCGACCCCAATAACATATCTAACACGGACACTTGGTCCGCTTGGGCCGCCGCAAATACCATACTAGAGGCGAGCGTGGACCCCTTCACGGCCCCGGCGACGGGTGAATACCTGGACCGCTTCATAGCTCTCAATGGAAGCACGGCGGACCCGTACTGCTATAAGACAGATTTCATTCACTTGAATAACAACTGTACAAAGAATGTGGCCGATTGGGTAGCCGCTAACGTCCCCCCGAACTCTAACCATCAGATTGGCAACGTCCCGTCACTGGACGCCCGTAACAACCTTTGGCTTTCCACGGATGTCACGTACCGGACCGCCGGGGGCTATCATGGCTTTGACTACGTCAATGACGGTTGGGGCGAATTGTTCGGCTCACCGGCTCTCGGGCGTATGCCCGGATGGGTATGGCACTATGGAGACTTCACTCCCGGGGATGGCAAATGCTTCGGCTTGTATCCCACCTTTGGCAATGACCATACAACGCAACCGCTACAGGCGCGGATATGCGCCGAATCTAACGGGGTACTAAACTTTGGAGAGAGCACGGACAGGGACACGGGAACCGGCGTACACTTCGCCGGTATTCGGATGGGTACCACGCCCACCGCCGGGGCATCTTGCGCAAGCTACCTGGACGGAAACAAAGGTTGGTGGTACTTCGGTACGGACTCACAAGTCCGCTACTGCGACAGTACTACCGGCCTATGGACTACTCCGTCTTGGTCTGGAAGCTCCGGCACGTATCTAAACGACACGGGTGCGGCGGGCTTTGTGTATCGCGGTTCATCCGTTGGGGCTACGTCCATCGGGACGCGTGCGCAGCTCATGGCTGCCTACTGGAGCGATTCCACTTGCGCTAGTAGCCCGTATATGAAGAATGATGGCACATGCGGTAACCCATCGGGCGGGGGGAGCTACACTCTCCCGGCGGCCACGTCTTCAAGCCTTGGCGGTGTCAAATGTGGTACGGGTACAGCTTGCGCAAGCGACGGGACCATAAGCGTATCGGGGGGCTCTAGTGGAAACGGGTGGACCTTCGAGCACTTCTATTCATGCTCAGACTGGACGTTTACAAATGGCAGCGGGGCTAGTTTTGGTTGCACTGCAACGGCGGACGGTACCGTGTACTACGGAGTGGCACAGCTCCACAGTGGTAGCGGGTACGGGTGGGTAAGTTTCAATGACATAGGTGGGATACAACTAACCAACGTGGGCGGTTCTTATTCCTTTGCATTTGCTGGCGGTCAATCAGTGAGCGCTAATAACTTGTCTTCGTCAGTGGGTATTGCAGGAGGTGCCTCGGGCTTCGCGGCCCCAAATCCAACTTACTTTGTAGGCTGGAATTGCGGAGTGACGTATTGGACCGCTTTGCAGGTAACAGCGGGTACCGCCGTGGTGAACGTTGCGTCCTCTATTCCATGCCAAAGCACGTATGGTGACCAAGGAACATTACAGTATGCAGCGGTTCAGATTGTAGATGGCGCTATCAGTTGGATAATCAACGGTACAACCGTAGCAACGGGTACCATGACATCCGCATCGGGGTACAATATATGGACCGATGGAATGACAATATGGAACGGCGGGAGCATAGGCAGCGCGTACACACTGTTTGTTGATTGGTACGCGCGAAAAAATCCCGTGGCACTCCCGTAAAGACCGGGGCCGGATAGGCTTTACGCTACGGCCCGCTTCTTCTCTTGGTTTTCCACGACTACGAAGTCTTGGTCAGCCTCAACACCAATAGCGTCCTCTATCATGCGGCCCGGCTTGCTTTGGCTTTGCCGGGCTGTATGACCCAGACACTCTCTTGCCCGTCCTTATGGGACCGCTTCACATCGTACCCAAGCCCGTGCTTAAAGAGATACAGGGTGATGAAGCGTGCAACCGTGCGGGGCTGAGTGATGCCATATTTCTTTAGGTCCGCATCGGATAGAACCACGTTGAGCTTCTCTCCGGGCTTTAGACCCCGGTCGAGGTCAGCTTTCATCAGATTCCACTCGGGGGTCTGCTCAAAAAGGCTCACAGCCTTCCGGGTCCGCTTGGGAATATCGTCTTTTGTCTTCGTGTACATAATGTGTCCTTCCTTGGCCTTGGTGCTCTGCTACCCTGATGCCCTTAAAGGTTGGCACTAGTGGTCACCTTTGTCAACAGCCAAAAGGTAACGTGCTACCACAGTGTAGTTGCGCAGTGGCGTCCTCCGCTGTACCTTCAAGGCATACTCCAAAGCAAAGAAAGGGCCAATTGTTATACACCCGATTCACGCCTATTGATGAAACCCGGTTCACAGTGCTCCGGGACTCTGTTGAGATTGCCACGGTTGAGCAACACAAGGACTCATGCGTTTTCATCCCCAATGGGGGCCGGATTTTTGGGCTAGACGAGCTGGAGAGCATCACGGCTTTCATGTACGGACTGAAGGCTTCCGCTTCAAAACGGACTCAGCCATCATGCGGGCCAAGCCAAGAACGATACCGGACTGTGTGAGCACGGCCCCGGGCCATAGAACGGCGGCAGCCTTCTTGAGTGCTTCCATATCGCTTGGGGTCAATCTCACTGATATTAGCTCTGTTCTCTTCTCTTGCACTCCTTATTGTGCATTAGAGCGTGCGCTAACGCCATGTAACTATTAGGTGTTATTGTTTCTCTCCGATGCGCGTATACTCTGCGATTAGGGCCTCCGTAAGATCAGACCCGGAAAGCAGGACCTCTTGAGGCCCAATCAGCATTTGAAGAATCGTGTAGGACGTGGTGGCAACGCTTGTGACTTCTGTGCCGCTCCTTTTATCTTCCGTCTTTATGCTTGTAGAAGTTTTGAGTGGAACGGACAGCCCATCTTCATGGGTGACGTTGGCCGTTGGGGTGCCTGTAGCTCTTGCGCACATTGGATTGAGGCTAGCAAGTGGGACCGGCTTGTCACCCGGGTCATGGGTGAGGTACAGAAGCGGAAGGGCTTCACGGTTGAGGACTTCAACTTCCTCCGGGCGGACCTTCGCCTCATGTATAAGGCCCTCAGTGAGAATCTAGTCCAGGGGGACGGGCAAGCATTGACGGTCTTGCAACCCCACTACAGCCGGATACCAGCATGACAGTCCCCGACATCCACGGCATAGTGGAAGCCCTTCTCCAGAAGTTTGGTTTATTCCAGCCGGTGCCCGCATGAGGCCGCCCGTGTATATACTGCCCATACGTATGCGTTGGCGGGAGTGCCGGGAGGCAATGCTCTTGCTCTCCGTTGGCGCGTTGCTGTTGGGCCTGATATGCGCGGCAGCGGCCCTCTAATTTGCGTTAGTTTTGCGCTACCACCCCGGCTGTCTACGTCTTCTTGGCTTTCCTGGACAATGTAAAATCAGTAAGTTGTGTGTTTGCAACTGTGGAAAACGTCGGTGCCCCAGGTCTCGCTTCTGAGACCTGGGAGAGCTTCAGATATTCAGCCTGCACGGATTACTCGGAGAGGTGGTTTGTAAAAATGCCTCCTCAGCA